AGGTGTGTTTTACCAACGCCAGGTGCGCCAACGAGAGCAAAGCCCTTGTCTTTCGGGTTCTGGAGCCCCGCCCACTCTGTTGCAACCTCATACGCCTTTGATGTTTTATCGGAAACAGTGAAATTTGCAAAAGAATGGGCTAGGTAGCGCGGTGGAACTCCAGATTTTGTCAGAATTCCAGTTTCGTATGCACTCGTATCAGGACTCAACGTATTCGTCACGACTAAATCCTTTCTCTTTCGGCTCAACCGAGCCCTTCCCGTATCGTTTCTTGTCTGAAAGCTGCTTTAGATACAGTACTGGGTCGCCCTTGGGCTCCTTGACCGCAACAAAGCAGATCGCCGCCATCATTGCCGGAGCTCCACCTGGATAATTCTTGTAAATCGTCGCCAAATGAGCGCGTTGACGCTTGTCTAGCGCCTTTCCAGTCACCGCAACCATGAAATCCCCCATCCTGCCTTGCGGATTTTTCTGGACGATCCACTCATGCCACTCGGGCATTGTCCGGCCGACTATTCCTTGACCGCCCTGCTCTCCCGAAGTCCCGGAATTATTGTCTTCAGCACTTTTCGCTCTGGAAGTAGCTGTGGATGACTTTCCCATTTATCACAAATCTCCCTGTACTCACATGTCGCATGCGCCCATGATGAAGGATTAGGGTATACGCCCTTCTCTTGTGCGTCAAGAAACGCCCTCACCGAAATATAGAGCTTATCTAGCGAATCTTGACCCCTGCGCGTGACCCTTCGGTCAACATTGGGAGCCTTGGCACTCTTGCTGATGATATTGAACGTTACCTCTGGGTCATGATCAAAGTTTTCGCGAACAGCCAACACGTAGGCAGTTGCCTGAATGTCTCCATGCTCGCGACCCTCTTCCCACTTCCTTGATGCGGTTTTGTGCTCAACAACATCCTTTGTTGTCGTGATCATGTCCACCTGTGCCTTCAGCTTAATTGGCAACTTGCCAAGTCGGCTGTGCTTAATCTCAGCAAACATCGTGCGCTCAACCGCATGAGCGACCCAAGGGTCACCTTCGGTGAGGGCCGCGCGGAGCATCTCTTGTCCCATTGCCTGCTGGCCAATTGGGTCTGCATCCTTCTCTGACATCCAGTCAACCTTGGCAGATTCAATTGCATAGGTTGTCTTGTACGCCTCATATGCCTTGCCAAGATCGCCCTGCTTCTTTGCCCCAGCAACTGGCTCGTACCAATGCTGTAGGCCAGAGTGCACGGCGGTTCCCAGCGCAAAGAATGGCGTGGTCTTATCGGTCCAGAGACCTAGGCGATACTTGTACCACCAGCGCAGCGGGCAAGAGAGGAACTCTCTTAGCTCGCTAACGCTGATATGTTCTGGGTGACGCTCTTCGTAGCGAATCAACTCCATCAGGCAAACTTCGCGCGCTTGTTCTTCCAAGCACTCTGAAGAACGCCACGCTCGTTGTCGCTAAGATCAAGAGACGCAATCTCTTGACCGACCTTCTGCAACTCAGCCGCATCGTCGGCAGCATCAATTGCTGAGAGCCAGTCCAGCACCACTGGGCTGTCCTTGATTTCTACATCGGCAAAGATATTCTTAGCCGCTGCCACGAGTGGGTCTACCTTCGGCGCAGATCCGCCCTTAGCGCGAATCTCATCGCCAGAGGCAACCTTCTTGGACGGAAGACCAGCCATGACCAGTGCTCGGCCAGCGGCGCTCGTCTCGGTGTTTTCCAACTCCGAGCCACGCGTGTATGGCGTACTGCCTGGAATGTTCATGGACGAGTGACCAACGCCTGCTGGCTTCTCGTCTGGGGCCTCACCGCGGAACGCCTGTGCCTTTACGACAACAAGCTTATCGCTGATTGAGATGATCTCGGTCTCAATGCGAGCGTTTGGATACGCTTCGTACCAAGCCCGAATGCGGTCTGCTACCTCAACGTAGTCTGCCGCGAATGCCTTGCGCTTCTCTGGCGCTGGTGAATTTCCGTAAGCCATACTTTACTTCCTCCTCTTAATTTCTTCGCTCTCGCGAAGGTATTCCATAAACAACTCCTGCTCCGGAATGCCGAACAGTTGACTGAAGCGTTGTCGCATCGGTCCACTCATCGGTACATTCGCTCTCCGAAGATCGCGAAGGTAATTCTCGTTGCAGCCCATATATTCTGCCAGAAGTTCTACTTTTATGCCAGTGTCATCTACCATCTGCCAAATATGCTTGGTGGTTGCGCGCTGCATCTGGCGCACCTCCCGCCATTTGGCTCCGCTAAGACGAGACACCCGGCAGGCCTGGCTCGGAGATCGGACGAACCCACTCCTCGCAAGCAAGGTTGGCACCCTTACGGATTGCCTTAATCTGCTCTTCTGTATGCGGTGGGATTGAGTCTATGAGCATCTCCTCGAGTCGCTCAAAGATCTTCACCACAAGACCTTCCTTCTCGTGCTCGCTACGAGCATCACTCGTTCCCTCGGTGACATTTTTAGCAATGCCAAAGAGTTCCCGACCAAAAACTTCTAGCCCGAGAACTTCACTTTCCGTCATTTTTTGCCTTTCCTAGAATCTGGTACGCCCGCTGGCGACTGATTCCAAGCTTTCTAGCCACTTCCACCATGGTCATGCCAGACTTTTTTAGGTTCAGTATTTCCTGAGCCCGTACCTCAAGAGTCGCCGCAGCGGATGATGAGCGATGTTTATGGTTGCACCACCAGCACCTTACGGCCGCCGCTGAAGCCACCTGCTTCCCACACATCAAACACTGCATACGTATCTCCCTCCGTACCCACCATTATGGGGGTCTTTTATTGACATGTCAACCCCTGATAACCTACTTATAGTGCTTTGAGAGGTATTCGTTAAGCCTTGGTCGCCAGACCCGAGATTGCTCCGTCTTCATTCTATGGTGAAGCCCGCAAAGTAGCACAAGATTCTCGGGTATAGACGGACCCCTTTTCCCAAGACCAGACCCGTTGACGTGGTCAAGCTCCATCGTCGGCTGTGCCTGGGGGCCAAATTGGCTGCCGCACAGGCCTGGCATTCCTATCAATGGCCCCACGCAGCGAACATCGCGTCGGTAGACCTCCATGTACACCTCTCGGCTGACAGGGTCTTTATGGCGGATAGTCCGCTTAATCATGGAGCGCTTCATGCTGCAACACCAAGCCTTACCCTAAGGAAGTCAAGAAGAGCATTCATGCTTCGCAACTCATCAGATGGGGCAAAGTAAAAGTTGTATTCCTCGCCGCGATACCTGTCCATCTTCCTCTCCGTCCACCACTTAGAACGATTCGCTGTGTTTAGGCTCAGCATTGCCCCAGTGACTTGACTTATAAAAACATAGGCAATCGGTTTGACTTCCTTTTCGCACCAGCCATCATATGTGTCAACGATAATTCGTGGAAGCGGGAAGCTTTTCCTGTCCCATGTGAATTCTTGCTGTATTGATTTGACCTCAATCACTGAACCGTCTGGCAGGATGACGTCTTTTTCTTTTCTGCTAAAGACCCTGCGCTCTTCAACGGTCTTAGCTAGGGCAAAATCTGGCACCACGCAGTCAATACCGCGGTCTTGCAGGTAGTCTGCTACAACATAGTTTCTGCTATGTCCTTGCGCAAATGCAACTGGATAATCGTGTCCCATCGCCGCATCATATGTGATGAGGGTTGGAGTGTCAACCCCTGACTAGGAGGACCTAGCTGCCTTTTTCTGCTTTGCTGGTGGCCTGCCCTGCGGCGCTCCTCGGGTTGCCTTGTTTTTGTCTCCGGACTCAACTCGCATGACGCGACAAGGAAGGCAGAAGCATGGTTGGTTGTGGTAGTTCTTGTCCCCCATTGATTAATCCTTGCGCTCGCGCGCCTCAACCTGTCTCATCACCTTATTGGACCAAGACTGGCCAGCGTCACCGCCCCAAAGCGCCCACGCAATGCGACCTGCAGATGGGAATCCTTTTTCACCTGGCTTGAACCCTTCGCCCTGCTTGTCAACTTCGTGACGAGCCAAGAAGGCTCGCATCTTGCGAACACGCGGAATGGTCATTGTGTTGCTAATAAGCATTCTAGCGGTGGTCTGCCCTGGGCCAATCCCGCCACGACCATACTCTTGTCGCCATGCAAGACCACGCTTAGCCTCAGTCTTCACCGCGGAAGGAACATTAAGGCTAATTCCAGAGTAGTCGGCAGCTGCATACTTGTCTGAAACTTCTGATGGCCCGTGGGCATTAACAACCCCAGCCGCCCTGTATGCATCGCGAGCATCTGCGTCGCTTTCAATTGCCTCAACAACTCGTGCGTTTTCCTTGAGAATCTTAGACATTTTGTATTTCTTGAACTGAAGCCCAGCACCTGCCGGGAAGTCGCTGAGATGCAAATTATCGTAAGGAATGTCATTCTCCTCAAGCCACGCGCGTGTCTCTTCTAGGCGCTTAATTGATCGTGCGCTAACAATGAAGATAAGATGCGTATCGGACTTCTGACGCAAGTAGCTTGCAACAGTCTCGTTAACCTTGTCGCTGTCGTCTGACTCAGTAAGGGCTCCGTCAATTTCTGAAACTATGACGGAGCTTCCAGTCGCCTTAGTCTCGTCAATTTCAATCGTAAGTTTTAGGCTATTCTCAAGGTCGGATGGGTTTTGATTGGGCGTATTGTTAGATCCTGGATCTGGCTCCATATCTTCTCCATCAGGTGTTTCGGTTGGCTCTGGGGTGGGGGGCTCGTTGACCGCCGCACTTCCGAACACGACCGCTTCAAGGTATTCATTGTATCTGTCCGATGGAACATAGCCCTTCGGGGTCTGGAACATGATTTGGTCACCAAGTTCCCCAATGCCATCCTGGCCGCGCTCTCGCAGAGCATCATTGATTCGGAGCCACGGCAGCCCGCCGAGCGCCATCTTGTTGTATTCGGCAATGTTCTGCTGCGCGGTTCGCCCGATCTCGGTAAAGACAAAGCGAAGGTCGGCGTCGTATCTGGCAACAACCTCTCGAGTTAGGTACTCGGCAATAAGTTCTGCGAGCGGAACAATGCCGTTGTCGTAGGTGAACGCAGCGCCAGTCTCTGATGTGCTCTTATTCACATCAAATGAAATGCCGATGTCTTGTGGCTGAACCGCAAATACGGCGCAAATCTTTCGGGCGAGGTAGACCTGCCACTCCATGAACTGCATGTCGCGGTTTGAGGCAGCGAGTGGAAGCCACTGCATGCCCTTGCCACCGCCAGTTATAGCAATCTGGCTCTTGCCAGCAACCTCCGCTTCCCAATACGCCTTGAAAGAGTCAACCTGATCTGGCCGCACGCCCTCTCCAAGATGAAGAACACCAGGGGGCGCGGCCTGCGAAACTGCCTTTGCGTTGTAAGCGGCAGCATCAAGATCGGCAGTAATCGTTTCGGCTAGCACTTCAAGCGGAGAAAGTCCGATTGGGCTGTATGTAACTGGATTTGCAATAACGACAATCAACTCGTCGTTCCTGTATGACTCAAGTTGCTTGCCGGTGCCGTCAAGCTCATAGTATCGCGGCTTGTTCTCGTCACGACCGTCCCAAGTCGTATCAAACGCAATGCGGGCCGCGTCTTTGTTCCACAGATAAGCAATCGGATCTGCACCAACCCTAGACCCGACTTTCTTTTCAATCTCAATTGCGCCTTGGTCTAGAACGAGAATGTCTTCAATCACTGGCTCAATAAATGAGCGCCAAGACTCACCTTTTGGGTTTGGTCGGCGAAGCAACTCGCGCAGTTTCTGAACAGTTCGTGGGTCTGGGCTGTCGCCAGCGTCAGTTGAAACAATGTCCCACTTTGCGCGGCTGATCTGCTGTCGCCTCAGGTTGACCGCGGCGCGAATCCACGGATTATTGCGAGACCAGCGCCGCAGCTGATCTGTGCTCATCTTGGTGACCGTGTTCATGCCATAGGCGCCCCTAGCGTATGGGCCAGCGTCTGGGACGAGCGAGGGTACTGCCTTCTCCACAGATTCTTGGGCGCCGCCGCCAAAGAGGCGTTGAAAAATTGATCGCTGTTCAGCCATTACCTTGCCCTGCTCCTTTGCCTACGAATTGCGTCTGACCATGTGTCCGACAGCATATCATTGTTGACAAATTGTCTCATTTCATTAAGTGTGCAGTTTACAATACGCACGCCGTTTGTATAGCCCGTTGTCCTTCTATTAAGCGAGCGCATCCACCAGACTGGGACCACAAACTCGCCGTCAGAAAACTGTACTACCGTGGTTGAGTCAACGCTCGGGGTCGTCATCTACCGCTTCCCAATCTGTCTTTTGCCCCACCTTTATGCCCTCAGACATTAACTCATTGTGTATCGCTCGCATGATGCTGTCAATATCTGTGTCTGCTGTCTCCTCATCCTCACCCTTCAGCATCTCGTCCACCCGCTGCTGGACTTTGCGGCGCTGGGGGACGCTTTGGCGGCTTTTGTGGAGGTCGGCATAGCACCACTGGCAGACGTTGTAGCGCTTTTGGCCCCTAGCCCTAGGGATCATTGGTTCAGGCATGAGGTCTGTAACAAGGTGCTCTGGGCCAGCCAAAATGCCACACGAGGCGCAGCGGGGGTGGGCCTTTCGCCCCTTTTCGTAGGACTCTATGACTGGCTGAATTTGCCTTTGGAGACGGATCAACGCTCGGGCCAGATCCTTGATCTGTTCGCCAGAGTAGTTAATTTCCCCGCACAGGCGGCACTGATTCATAATGCTATTGTACACCTTAATGTCTGGTAAAGTGCTGGTTAAGAAACATAAACTTTGCAGCACATAACTTTGCTGACATATTGGTATATACTGCAAGCATAGGGTATATGAAAAGGGGCTAAAAACCCCCTGAAAATACATAGAAAAGTCAGGTATTGACGCAGCGTAACATTATATGGTTTTCTAGTAAACCAACAGCTTTGGAGGCTACGTGGACTTTAAGCTATACACGAATGCACTGAAGGCATATACGGCCGAAAACGGCGACCTTCACGTGACGGGAACGACGTCCTCAACCATCCGAGACCTGCATGGCGACGAGATGGCTCTTTCCGCCCTCAAATCCATGGAAGACACGGCAAAGAACAATATGACCGTGTTCCTGAATCACAACTATAACGTCCCAGACGATCTTTTTGGCTCTGTGACCGACGCAAGAATCGTCAAGCGCTACGACGAAGAAAGTAGCCAAGATGTCTATGACCTTG